GCTTTCGATCTGCTTATCAATTTGCTTCTCAACTTCGGCCAGCATCTCCCGCCGCATTTTGGGAAGCTCCATCTTTATGTCCAGGACGATGGACATCAAAAGGTCAAGCCGCTCCTCGGGGGTCTTCTTTACTTCGATCATCTAAACCCCCGCCAGGTTATTGACCGTCGTCCCGAACACGTCCGGCGCGGTGGCCTTATAGGCGATGAGGTAATACGACGTGGTGATGTCTTTGACCCCGAACTCATAATAGCCGCCAGCGTCGGAAATTCTATAGTCGACATAGACATCATCCGTCGTGCGATAGAGCTTCACCATGCAGCCGCCGAGTACGGCCCCAGCCGCATCCTTGGTAATTCCGATGATTCGATATTTGAACGACGTTCCTCTTTGCGGACCCAACCAATTTCCCCAAGATGCACCCCGAAAAATTTGATTTTCACTGAAAAACAAACTGTTAAACCATTCGGGTAACAACGGCGGTGGATATTCTTGACCATATACGTAAGACCCCGATATCTCCCAGGCCATACGCATCCCAAAATTAGCCGCGGGATTCAGGTTGGTGCGCATTAATCTACTGCTCATCTACCCACCTCGCAAGTCACTGATAATACACGCTATTCGTCGATCACCGCATATATATCCGTTGCCGCCGAATTCGTCGCCAGGTTCCAGATAACGATGGAGTATGAGATCGGAATAATCAGACCCCTCGGGAACGTCCAGATAACGCCCGTACCGATAGTACCGGGTAGGGAAATGGCCCTGAAAAAAGCAGCAGGGACGGTCGGGGCTGTACCCCAAGACAAGGCGAATTGCACAGTCCCTGCTGGGTCTCCCGGATCTTCGGCTTGTACTGTCGTTAGCGTCCCAGGAGTAACTCCCTTTGCCGCGGGTCTTCCAAGTCCGTAGGTTGATGCCGTTGCGGCAGCCAGGAAAATCCCGATCTCCATGATCCGGGGCCTGTCCGTAGATGTGGTGATGATCTCCAGGCAGGCCGCACCCGTTGTCGTTATCGTAGTTCTGTTTCGCAGACTATAAATAGCCATGTTTTCTCCTTTATCAGGATGCCGTTAGGCTGTCGGTCACGGTGACGTTCAAAGTGTCCCCGCTCTGCACTCCTCTGGGAGCAGCGAAGTCGCCCACGCCGAGAAGCGTCCCGGTAGTGCCGCCCTTTGTGTTGTTGTCTTTCTGGAAAGCCCCATAGACATCATCGGTTGCATTGATGTTGAACACGGCCTTGGAAGCAGAGTTATCAACGCTGACTGTTGATGTCCCGGTGATGGTTCCCGGTGTCCATGCCGGATCGGTGGCGTTGCTGTAGGGAGTTATCGTGCTCCACGATGCGTGTGAGGCCATCGTGTCGGCGATGACCGGCGTACCGGTATCTTTCAAGCCAACATACCAGAGTGGGCTCGCAAGGCCCGTCTTGAGTGTGGCGTCCAGGTATTTGGCCGCCCCCGCCGTGACCACCATGTTGTCAAACTCTTCCGTCCAGATAACCTTGCCGTCGCGGACGCACTCGATCTTGTAATGCTGCTTAAGGCGGAGACTTAGGCCAATCCCCGCGTTCATTTCGAGCGATGCGGCGGCTCCGACCATTGGTTTTGATTTTGTAGTAAGATCACTCATTTTATTTTCTCCTTACTTTCTCTTTTTTCATCATCCGGTCGACAGGCGCGGCCTCGATCTCGCAAGATACCGGCGGATCTTCAACTCGGCAAAAGTTCAACGGAAAAGTCGCTATCAATTGCCTCGCCTTCTCATCGGGGACATCCCTCTCCTGGCCAGCCTCGAAATCGAGTGGCACACCTTCATGGCATCCGTGATACTCCCCGAAGTTTGTCGAAGCTGTAAACTTAATCCGCATGCAACCTCTCTTTCTCCTTCGGGAGGAAAGGGGGGAGGTTTTCCCTCCCCCCGGAATTTCTGCTTACGCCTGGTACTCGACGTACTCGATCTGGAGGCATGCTCCGGCCAGGGCCAGACCGCTCCCGGTCTTTGTGACCTTGAACGACAAGGTGTCCCCGGCTGCGACAAGGTTTGCCCCCGCTGCTGTGGCTACCACGGATGCAGACATGGTCCCAAGAACGAAGCTTGTGCCCCCGGCCACGGGGCCGTTGGCGACCGTGCTGATGACAACCGATCCGTTCTTGACATAGAAGGTGTTGTAGTTGGTGTCTGCGGCCGCGCAGCTGGTGTTCACGCCCAGCCGAACAGCGGTGATCTTGATTGCGTGATCCACTTTCCAGAGGGCATAAAGGAGCGCGTCCGAGTCGATCGCGACCGCTCCCAGGTGCCAATTTTTGACTTGGGTGATGTAGGGTACGCTCATGGTTTTCTCCTATTATGCCGTCACGTTGTAGGCCAGCCCGACCGTCAGGATCGTGCTTGAGGTTGTCCAGCGGGGCGAGAAGGCTTTGCGGAATGACATGATGAGCTGGTTCTGATCGACCTCAGCATCTTCCTTGAATGTGACCTTGACCTGGCCGCGACTGCCGAGCATGAACCCGTTCTTGTTGACGAGAAGAGCGAGGGAGGTCGTCTGGCCGGCAACGGTGTAGTAGCCGGTATTCGCCAGGTCCTCTCTAACCTTGCCGCTGATGATAATGGGAATGCCGTGCAGCCTGGCCAACTCGCCGTTAATCAGGACGGCCAGGGGGCCGAACTTATCAACGGTCAAGACTTCCGTCAGGGCCATCATCTTGTTGTAGGTCTGTGGGCTGACAATCCAACAGAGAGTAGCGGGATCAATACCGAACTTCTTCAACTTGGTCCTAATGGTGATCAGGGTCGCCGTGGTGAAGGTGCCCAGGTCAACGCGGTCGGTCGTGGTAACGGTATGCATCCGCAAGCCCTTCCAGATTTTCCTCACGTCGCGGCTGTCGGTAACATCGGCATCCATGTGGGTTGCCGTCACGTCGCCGTTGATGATGGTATCCTCAAGTGCCTCGGCTCCAGCCACGACGATTTCAGACTTGAGGGCAGGCAGGATCGGAACGATGGAGTCTTCGCTGAGTTCGTCAGAGAACAGAATCCGCGCCTTGAACTTCTTGGCGGTGAGGGTCTGCTTCCCTGTCCCAGGCGTGGTCGGCGTTGCTTTGGATGGTTCGTCGGAGGTACTTTCACCGACATAGTAGAACTGTGCAGCGGCACCGAAGAAGGGGATATCATAGGGGTTCGACGGCATGGCGATGTCCGGGAATAGGGAGGCAACGGAACTTCCGAGCCGGAACAGTTCGATCAGGTTCGCACTCATCAGCGTCGGAACCCACTCCGTACCCTCGGCGGCTGTCGCTGTATCCAGCGCCTTCTTCAAGGCTGAGGATGTCGAGCCGAGATAGTCCCAATGCTTCAGCGTCCGGGGGTCCTTCTTGAGAAGCGTCCCCAGGAGCACCATGTCATCCATGTGCGACTGGATGAGGCCTTCCTCCTCATTGAGGAACTTGGCCGGTTTGGCCATGATTTCCGTGAAACTACGGATGGCCTTATTCGACGGCGCGTCGCTGAGGTCGAGCCGTCGGGCGGGCACGGGCGTCACGGGTGTGTTGACTTTCGCCAGGAGTTCCTTCTCCTCCTTGGTCAGCGTCTCAAGGTTGGCGAGCTTGTCGATCAATGTCTTGAGTTCTTCGCTCAATTTTTTTTCTCCTTGTTGTATTTTTCCTTCAGAATGGAAATAACCTGTTTGCGGATAGCGATATGATCATCCACGATCACTCCCATCCGCTCTATGAGATCGGCCAATTCGTCGGCCTGTTGCTGCTCTTTGTCTGCGTTGTCGTCTATGGCCAGCATGTCTTCGACCTTTTCCCTGCACTCAAGGCATGGGGCAGAGGCCTCACCGGTTGCCGCTTCGTCGTCATCCTCGTCGGCCAGATCAGCCGTCAGATCATCGACCAGTTGCGGCTCGGGTTGCACTTCGGGGATGACACCCTTCGTGACGAGACCCTTTTTCACGGCATCATTGATAGCCTCCTGGTTTGCCGGGATAAGGACGAGGGAATATTCGAGGAGTTCACTCTTTTTGAAATCCAGCCCGGTTGTCACTTCCTCCTCCGTCTCGGCGACCTTCTCTTTCAGCGGGACGGTTTCCTTCGGGATGAATCCGATAGACCAGCCAATGAGTTTCATCCTGCTAAGTACCCAGGCATCGTTTACGAGGTCAGCCAACTTGCCGCTGAGTTTCTCCTCCTCGGGATTGAGGAACCGCGTCCCGGCATAATAGGATTTCCCTTCTTTGCGGAAACCGATATTGCTGCCAATAACGGGAATGGGATCCAGGCCCGCGTAGTTATGACCATAGAGTACAGTCGGCTTTTTGCGGAAGTTCTTGGTGTCGATCCCGTCGATCCGCACGATGTCGCCCATCCGGTCCTTGACTTCTTTTGAGATGCGGTGCCAGATAGTGCGCGTCTTCTCATTTATCTCGCGGATATCGATATCTTCGGGCGCGAGCGCCTTGATGATTTTTTCGGGCATATCAAACCTCCCTTGTTTCCGGGTAAGTTGAACAGAGACAGTTGCAGATATTTCCGGGAGTCCCATCGGGATCGCCCGGGTACTGAAGCGCCTCTCCGTCCACATCGAAAGCGTCATCGAGCGGAATCGGATCATCGGCGTATTTCCGGTGTGCATCCATGTGGGCCTGTCGGCTATCGGGCACGAACGAGCAGAGCCAGCCCTTGAGCTCGATGAACTCTGTGGCTTTATAGCCCTCCAATTGCCCCCAGTTCTCTATCTTTGCAGCCTCCGTCCTGGCAATGAGCGCCGCCTTGGATGCCGAAAGCTCCGTCAGCCAGCCGCGTAGATTCTTAGACAATTCGCCGACTGTCCAATCCTCCTCGATGCCCTGCTGGATGATGTCGGAGATTTTAGCTAGCGTCGTCTTGTTGATCTGTGTCCCAGTGTTTATGATAAGCTGATCGAGTTCCGCCTGAATCTCGGGCGTCATTTGGAAACGGTCTTCCTCCTTCATAATCCGCTCGTCAGTAGGGATGTATATCTTCCCGGCGGATACCTCCATCCCGGCATCACCAGCCTCCTTGAGTGCAGTGAAATAGTGGCCGCGGAATTTCTCCTTGTATTTCTGTGTCTCCCCATGAGCGTCCAGAAGCCCGGTCGCGGAGACGCCGGCGACGTAATCGGCTTTGGCCGCCTTCTTCGCTACCTCGTCCGCCTGTTCCTTGAGATAGTTCTCTACATGCGACTGGAACATCCGTTGTTTGCACCCGACACGTTTGACGAAGTCTTCCCAAAGGATTTTCTGCCGCGCCTCGCTCTGCCAGAACGATGGCTGCCGTTTTGTCTCCGCTTTCGGCAAGCGCTTCTGTGTCTTCTCCCCGGCAGCATCCATCCCAACGGGAACCATCGAGAGCGGCATGTAATAAGTATCTCCCCCCATGTAAGGCTCATCGCCGTACATATCAGCCCGGACCTGATTCGGCGTTCTGATCCCGCTTGAAACAAGGGTCGAGGCAATCCGCGATTTTATCTCCTCGTCCTCTTGCAGCACCTTGATCCCCGAGAAGTCGAAGTCAAGCCAATAGTCCTCGTCAAAATGCGGCGTCAGGCAGAGAGTCAGTTTGTCGGCGATGGAATTGAGGATCGGGATGACCGTGTCTTCCCAAAACTTCTTCTGCTGGACTTCCATGTTGGAATAATTCGCATACTCCAGGAGGCCGACTATAGACGGAGGCACGCCGAGCGTCGCCAGGATTTCCTCGCGGTTCATCTTCCGCATTTCGACGTACTGCGCGTCCTTGGGATTCGTCCCCGTCTGCTGGTACTTGAGGCCGCCCCAAGTCACGTCTATCTTGCCACGATTCTTCGGCCCCTTATGTCGTCCCTCATATTCGCGGAGGAAACGTTGCACCTGTTCCGGGGTCAACACCTGGTCAGTGTTAAAGAGCCCATTAGGTGTCGCATCGTTGCCCATGAAATTCTTGTTGTAGGCGATAGCGTTGAATTCCAACGTGGCCGAGAGCTTCGCCGCCTCCATCGCGCCCAGGCCCCGGAAGTAGGAATCGGGGTTGACGCTTTTGAAGTGGATTATCTCGGATGGATCGAGAGCCTTTTTCTTTCCATTTGCAGCAATAAACTCGTAACTCTTGATGAATTTTTCCGGGTCGGTGATGATGTCGATTTGCTCCGGCTTCAGCCACCACAGCTCGACTGGCGGGTTCGCCTCCGAGATCGGCTGCTCTTTCGCCGTACCGACGAGGTTCCAGTAGGCGTTGCCGGGCACAAGCATGTTGATGACAGTCAGCTGGATTAGCTCGCGGTAGGAAAGGAAGGGATTGGGCAGCTCAAGGAGTCGGTTGATATCCTCACCCTGGACTTCCTCCTGCACAATTTCCCCGCCTTGCTTGATCTCATGGTAGACTTTCAACGGCGGCTTAGTTGCGGCTACGGCGATTGCCATAGCACCCGAGTAGAGCCAGGGCAGCGCCTTGAACGCACCGATGAAGTCGTGGTAGCTCTGAAGTTGCTCGGATTCGACACGGCCCGCCCACTGGGAGGTCTCTATCTCCGCCGACATCGCGCTCGACATCTTCTGCTTCGGCGCATAGCCCATCCTCTGAAGCCGCCCTTCGAGATATCGGTCGAGTATCTTCATGTCAGACTCCAAAGGCCCAGCCGATTTGTGCCCCGTGTTGCCGTGCCCAATTAGCCAGCGCCAAGGCAATAACGCAGTCATCGTGATAGCCTTCCGGTGCCGAGTAATGGACGCGGCCAGACGAGCCGATCGTATAATCAAAATTATCAAGCTCGTTGAATTGGTCTACATCGTTAAGAATTCGGATCAAGCCTTGCTCGAAGGCCATCATCAGCAATTCGATGAGTTGCTTCTTGGATTCCTCCGTGAATTTATAGCCTCGAATATTGAGGCCCATCCGCGCCAGGTCATCATAAATCGGATCGCCGATCCCGGTTGAGTCGACGAGTACTGATGCGTTGTATCGTTTGCAGCCATAGAAAACGCGCCCTTTCTGCACCGCCCAATCCAACTTGTTATATCGGTCCTTGAAAACCTGGTGGCCTTGGTCATCGATGATGGTGAGAACCGTGAAGTCGGTGAGCCGCGCCAGATCAAGCCCCGCATAATATTGCCGCCCTTTTAGCGGCTCTGATCGTTCGGCCCCCATGCAGGCCTTGATGTTGCGGAAAACCCCTCCCCGATCTTCAAGAAATCGAGCAAGGTATTCCTGCTCAAAAACATCGATGGGGAGGCTCTGTTGCGCCTGCTCAATATCGCTCGCTGGTACACGGGGGTTATCCGCCGTCGGGAATTGCCAGCTTTCAAATTCGGGATAGGCCAAATCTTGCCCTCGACCCCAAAGTTCATAAAACCAATTCTTTCCCTTCGGCGTTGAGATAAAGAGAATTCGCCCTCCGGTATCCGACACGGCCGGCCGTAAAACCTCCTCCCACACATCGCGCTTGACTCTGGCCGCCTCATCCACCACGATCCGCTTGGGACCGGCCCCGCGCAGGTTATCGGGATTGTCGGCTGATTTGAATTCCATCGGCACATCATTCAAGAAGTTTAGCCGCATCTCGGAGTGCGAAATGTCTTTTATGGCTTCCATGCCCCCCCCTGCCCGCGCTGCGCTCAGAAGTTCTCGGAAAGCCATGCGCGATTGACCATAGACCGGCGCTACCCACCATTGGAGTCCGCCTTCTTTGCAGACGCCCTCCAGTAGCCAATTAAGTCCCGTCACCGTTTTTCCCCACCGCCGACCGGCGTCAACGATCATGAACCGCGCCTTGGAGTCAAAGACGTGACGCTGACTCGGCCTGGGGGTGTAGCCTTCAAGTTCCATTTCCATTTCCAAATTTGAAACGCAAAGTGTGCGCCACTTCGCCTGAATGTACCTGCTCCATCGGCAGAATCTTGGAATAGAGCGACTGATAGAAGATGGCCCGGTTATGATCGTTTCTGTTGGCCCACCTATGCAGACCATCGATCCCCCCAAGCATATCGAAAACCTTTTCGATGTTCTCTTTAGCAGTCTTGGCAATCTTGTTCCTCGAACCCTTTGGACGTCCCGGTCCATGTTCAGGCGGAGGCACTCCCGATATCGGAGAAGGTTTCCGAAAGGTTTTATTATTCATCCTTCCACCGTCACCTTAACTTCGGAATCCATGCGCATAAGGCCGTTTAGCCTCTCCAGCGTCTGACCCTCATCGCGGAAAATGAACTCAACCTTGCCGCCCTTGTCACCACAAGCATCTATGGTCATCTGAATTCGCTTTATCTGCGCTGCGAACTTGACGCCTTCTTTTTGCTTAGCCATTTCACCAATCCCTTGAATCGCCCTCGCAACGTCCGGGCCATGAACGTATCGTAGAAAAGCTCCTGGGCCTTCTGAATCTCATCCATACCTTTGGCAAGCCGGACAATATTGCTATTCACCGCCAGCCCGATCTTCACCATCGTTTCCTCAACCCGCTCAACGCGGTCGTTCTTGAGTGAATATTTCAGGCGTTTAGTCATCCAAGAGTCTCCAACTTTTGGAATATTTTCTGATGGTCTTCCCTGTTTTCCCTTATGAATGTGTCGATCGATTTTTCTCTATTCTTCTCGTTCGTCTCGACGATGGTCAGTCGATTCGCATGATCTCCACACATCTTTTTGTTTTCGCCGTTCGGCCTTTTGCTCCCGTTCTTACCCCTCCAGATAATGAGCCAGGTCGCCGCATTGGAGACCGCCGCCATCCCTACCGCTGCCCAGGTTATCGGCTCTGACATCAATCCTCCTTGACCAGCACCCTTTTCGAGAACGGGTAGTAAATGCAGAAGGCGCCCTGGAATCCGCGCTTTACAAAATAGCGGTAAAAGTAATTGTCGCCCGGAGAGAACTCCCCCGGGTAAAGATGGTTATGAATGATGATAACAATATCCTTCGGCTCGACGTTCTCTTTGAGTAGATGCTCATAAACCTGGGCCGGTTGAATAGCGATGGTAAGAGCATGGTGACTCGTAAAGGTGTAGAAGATGCCGTCTCTTCCCAGGATAATCATCGTCTCGAACGGTTCCCTAAAAAGCGGCTCGAAGATATTGCCGCTCGTCCCGTAAACCGGGATCGACTGTGCGGGTTGTTCCAAAATGTTGTACTGATTGATAAGATTGAAAACGACAAGGGCGGCAATGCAGACGACAAGGAATATGCCCAAAACAGATGAGATAAATTCTCCCGTTATGGCATATTTCATGTTATGAAAGCGGGGGTTCATTTCTTTTCGAGCTCCGCTATCCTGATCTTGAGGAGCTTGTTCTCGGCCAGTGCCTTGAAATAGTCATAGATGAGGCCCGGGCGAACCTCCCAATTTCCGTTCTCCAGCTTCTGCACAATGTCCTTCTCTATCGGAACGTAGATCGTCGGGCGCGGCTTAAAACAGGCCGTCCCGATACTTAGCGCAAAGGCGATTAAGAGTAAGCTCGTCGCCCGTCTCAAGCGCCTTGAGAAATGCCTGCTCATCTTTTTTCCACTCCTCAAGAAATTTCTCTTGCTTATCCTTGTTTATCTTCATGAAAAGCTCAAACAGCAGATTGAGCGCGGCCTGAGCCGTAGAGAGCGGGCTCATGCGCCTCTCCCTGAACCAATCCGCCACATAGAATTTCCAAACCCGATCACCGAATTCCATCTCATGATTTATCCCATTTCGTAAGTTGCCATTCCGTACGGTCAAATTCACCCCATTGGGGATGAACCATCCAACTCACCTGCTGGGGGGCAGCTTGGCGTCCCTCTTGATGGTCATGGGCGTCGGTTCCGCTGACGCTTCCTCCAACCCAGAAATATTGCGTTGTCATGGGTGCGTGCCAGTGGCCAAGAATCACTTTGTGAAATTTTGTGAAGTCCGGGGCATTCATTCGCTTCATGGCCTCACGTGCAACCTTTCGCTCAATCCCGTAGAATGGAAAACCCATCCACCCCGAAACCTCATGGCCGTGACAGATGAGATAATTTCTTCCGTTGACGACAACGACCTTCTGGGGTTGCGCCCAAATATTGACAGCCACGTTTTTGTGCGCCGATAAAAGCATCCTGGAAATATTCGCCACTACATACATCCAGTTATTGATTCCGCCCTCTTTCGATTGCGGCTTCTTGGTCATTCGCCCATGGTTATCAAGCGTGATGATATCGACAATGATGCGTTCAAAATGCGGGGCCATCGTCGATACTTGATGCGCGAGAATCTCCCCGGCTTCGACCGCTTGCTGCGGGGCGGGGAAAGCGTTTGTCACGCGGAAGTCTTGGATATCTCCCGAGATCAAATCTCCCGTAACGAGAAAGCGCGCTTCCGGAATCGAATAGACGGTTCGATGAAGCTCCGTCCAGTCCATGATATCTTGGACAAATCCGAATTGGCGGCAACGAGATAACTCGGGAGAAAAAACCCCGAAACCCTCGATTTCATCTTGGACCTGAACCGCGCCATGGTGGGCGTCGGTAACATGGAGGACAACGGCGACATCCCGATCAACGCGCTTTGTCTTGGGCGGTTTGTAAACCTGGGTTTGTGGTTTGATTGCG